ATATATAAGTATATAATATGTCACAAGCAGATATAAAACAGATAGTAGCACAAGAGTATATAAAATGTGCAAAAGACCCGGCTTACTTCATGAAGAAGTATTGCTATATTCAACATCCAACTAGAGGTAGAATTTTATTTAACCTCTATCCATTTCAAGAAGGAGTATTACATTTATTCAGAGATGAGAAAATGTTAATAACGCTAAAATCAAGACAGTTAGGAATTTCCACACTAGCCTCAGCTTACGCTTTATGGTTAATGATCTTCCATAAAGATAAAAACGTCTTAGCATTAGCTATTACTCAAGCAACAGCTAGAAACCTTGTAACTAAAACGATTTTCATGTATGAGAATCTACCAAAATGGTTACAATTACCTTTCACAGAAAAGAATAAATTATCTTTAAGACTTAAAAACGGTTCTAAAATAACAGCTAAATCGTCTAATGCAGATGCTGCTCGTTCAGAAGCGGTATCATTACTGTTAATAGATGAGGCTGCCTTTATCGATAACATTGAAGAAACATTTACTGCAGCACAACAAACACTTGCAACAGGGGGTCAATGTATGGCTCTTTCTACTCCGAATGGTGTAGGAAACTGGTTCCATAAGACATGGGAAAAAGCAGAAGCAGGAGAGAATGGATTTGTACCTGTTAAGTTAAAATGGGATGTGCATCCTGAGAGAGCTCAAGACTGGAGAGATGAACAATCAAGGCAGTTAGGAGAGAAACATGCCGCTCAAGAGTGTGACTGTGACTTCTTATCATCTGGAGATTCAGTAATCGAGGTTGAGAATATGGCTTTCTATGAAGAGACATATGTAAAAGAGCCAATGGAGAAAAGAGGGGTAGATGGAAATCTTTGGATATGGGAATCACCTGATTATCAAAAATCGTATATGGTTGTTGCCGACGTTGCTAGAGGGGACTCTACCGACTACTCTGGCTTCCATGTCTTTGATATTGAAAGCTGTACACAAGTAGCAGAGTATAAAGGTAAGATATCTCCTAAGGAATATGGAAATGTACTAGTAGGAATAGCAACAGAATACTGTGATGCATTACTTGTAATAGAGAATGCAAATATAGGATGGTCAACCATCGAACAAGTAATATCCAGAGAATATAAAAACCTATACTATTCATCAAGATCAGATAATGAAACAGTTGAATCATATATGGCCAAATATGAAAGAGATAAATTAGTACCCGGATTCACAATGTCTCTTAAGACAAGACCATTAGTCATTGCTAAGATGACTGAATACATACGTGAAAGATCGGTTATAGTGCAGTCTAAGAGATTATTAGCCGAGATGAGAGTATTCATATGGAGAAATGGTAAAGCACAAGCACAATCAGGCTATAACGACGATTTAATTATGGCTTTTGCAACAGCTTTATATGTTAGAGATACAGCTATACGTATGAGACAACAGGGGATGGATCTTTCAAGAGCTACAATGAACGCTTTTGTTGGATTGAATCAAAGAGACTCTGGCGTATATAATGTTGCTCCTATGCGTAATAATCCTTATCTTATGGAAACGCCGCATGGTCAAGAGGACTTAACCTGGCTATTAGGATAAGTTACTATTTATAAATAAAACATTTTTAAAATGGCAGAAAGAAATTTATTTAACTCACTTCAGAGGTTATTCTCAACTGATATATTAGTTAGAAACATAGGAGGGGACGAGTTAAAGATTGCTGATATTAATCACATTCAATCAACAGGGAAGTATCAAACCAATTCGCTATTGGATAGATTCTCTCGTCTTTATATTTACAATAATAAGAATATCTTTAACCCAAACCTTAATTACCAGACATTAAGGATACAACTATACTCAGATTATGAAGCAATGGATTCCGATCCACTTATTGCTTCTACTTTAGATATACTAGCAGATGAGTCTACGCTGAAGAGTGCAATGGGAGAGGTTCTTTCAATTAAATCTACAGATGAAAATATACAAAGAGTCCTTTATAATCTATACTACGATGTATTAAATATCGAATTTAACCTATGGTCATGGGTTAGAAATATGTGTAAGTACGGAGACTTCTTTTTAAAATTAGAGATATCAGAAAAATTTGGAGTTTATAATGTTCTTCCTTATACAGTTTACCATATGGTGAGACATGAAGGGATGGATAAAGAAGATCCAACTAAAGTAACATTCTCAATTGATCCAGACGGATTAGCTTCTTCATCAGATCCAAACTATATTCCAAATAATAGTAAATCAGTTATCGCTTTAGATAATTATGAAGTAGCCCATTTCAGATTACTATCAGATACAAACTACCTTCCTTATGGTAGAGCTTATATTGAACCAGCTAGAAAAATTTACAAGCAATTAACTCTAATGGAGGATGCAATGTTGATTCATAGAATCATGAGAGCTCCTGAGAAGAGAATGTTCTACATTAACGTAGGATCTATTCCACCAAATGAGGTTGAGCAGTTCATGCAAAAAACAATTAACAATATTAAGAAAACTCCATATGTAGATCCACAAACAGGTCAATATAACTTGAAATTCAACATGCAGAACATGATGGAGGACTTCTACTTACCAGTTAGAGGAGGAGATACATCTACAAGAATTGAGACTACTAAAGGACTTGAGTACGATGGTACTAACGACATCGAATACTTAAGAGATAAGATGTTTGCTGCATTAAAAGTGCCTAAAGCATATTTTGGATTTGAAAAAGACCTTACAGGTAAAGCAACTCTTGCAGCAGAAGATATTCGTTTTGCTAGAACAGTAGAAAGAATTCAAAGAATTGTAGAAAGTGAATTAACTAAAATTGGTTTAGTTCACTTATACTCACAAGGATTCGACAAAGAGTCTTTAGTAAACTTTGAAATTAAATTAACTACTCCTTCTATCATTTATGAACAAGAAAAAGTAGCTCTTTGGAAAGAGAAAGTTGACTTAGCAACTCAAATGCAAGCAACTAAATTATTCTCTTCAGATTACATATACGATATGTTATTTGATATCTCAGAAGATAAGTATAACGAAATGAGAGAACTTATTAGAGAAGATGCTAAAAGAGAGTTTAGAATATCTCAAATTGAAAACGAAGGAAACGATCCAGTAGCAACAGGACAGTCTTTTGGAACACCTCACGATTTAGCTTCAATATACGGAAGAGAGCAGGGTGAATTACCGGCAGGGTATGATGAAAACAAACCTGGAAGACCTAGAGAGAAAATGTCTATACTCGGCACAAATGCAGACCCTGTAGGAGGAAGAGATAGATTAGGAGTTCAAGGAATGAAAGGCGGCTTTCCAAGTGATAATGAAAATGTAAAAGAAAACATAAACAATACAATGTCAGTTTTTCTTAGAAACAAGAATATATTTATTCCTAAAAAGCAAAATATCTTTGAAGAAGAAGCAGAGAAAGAATCGGATCTCTTAAATGAAGAGAATATTAAAGATTTAGATAATTAAGCACTATTTATAACAAAGACATACCTAAGATGCGTATTAAACACAGTAAGTATAAAAACACAGGCTTAATATTTGAACTATTAGTAAAGCAAATAGCAGCGGATACCTTATCTAAAAGAGACTCCCCGGCATTGACAGTACTAAGAAAATTTTATACAGGAAACACAACACTAGTAAGAGAGTTTAAATTATACGATTTTGTACTAAAAAATAAGGGCGTAGGTCCTAAAAAAGCAGAATCAATACTTAGCACCATTGTAGAGATTTCTAGAAAGTTAGATATTAAATCTCTTAGCAAGCAAAAATATGAGCTTATAAAAGAACTTAAAAGTCATTATGACTTAGAAGAGTTTTTCTCTATTAAAGTAGAGACTTATAAGCCATTAGCAGCTTTGTATTGTTTAATGGAAGCACAAAATGCAGCAGGTCTTGTAGATCTAGACGTATTTGTTGATAATAAGACTACGATACTTGAACACCTAACGCAAAGTAAATCAGCAGCAGGTCAAGTAAAAAATGCTTTAATTGAAGAGTATTCTAAATATGATAAAGATTTAAGACTTTTAACATACAAGATATTACTAGAAAAATTTAATCATCAATATAAAGATCTACTTCCAGAGCAAAAAAATATTTTAAAAGAATTTATAGTATCAGTTAATTCTTCTACAAGATTAAGAAACGTAGTAAACGAAGAAATGACTAAATTACAAGTAGAGATTTCTAAATTAAAAAAGAATATTACTGATAAAGTAGTAAAAATTAAATTAGAAGAGATTCAAAAAGTAATTGTTCCTATAAAAAATACTCAAAAAGTAGATGATAATCATTTAGTTTCATTAATGCAGTACTATGAGTTAGTAAATGAGTTAAGAAATCTATGAAAAGATCAGCAATAGTAAAAGCAATACAGGAAGTATTAGAAGAAATATCTACAACAGCAGGAGCTGGAGGATATCTTACAAAATATGCTTTTGCTAAAAAAGGACAGGGTAAAAATGTAGCTACTAAGACGGCTGAAAAATTAGGTTATAAAACAGTTGAAAGACCTAAACGTCCTTCACACACAAAAATGTTTGATTACTTAGACGAAAATAAATAATATGAGAACTTTACAAGAAAAATATAACGGAATTCAAGAGGGAAAATTCTCTAAAGAACATTTCTTAGCTGAAGCTAGAATGGAACTTCCAAACTTAATAACTCGTTTCAATGGATACGATGATGCTGTTCAGATTTTAAAGAACAGAGGAATGATTCAGGAAGCTAGAGTAGAAGAAGCTAGACTTACTAAAAACAATCTAACAGATTACAGATATAAACCAACTAACGAAATGGATAAGTATCCATACGAACAAATTCTTAGAGGAATTAGAGTTGAGTTAGAGGTAGCAGGAGTTTTTGGTACACCAACAGCAGAAGAATATTCAAAAGCATTAGTAAAAGTATCAAAAAACTTAGCAAAAGATTCAATCTTCTATACAAATCAATTAGCAGGAGTTAATCCAAAAGTGGATCTTCATGATAAAATGGTACCTGTAACGGCAAAAAACACTGTAGATGTTTTTAACGGAATGAAAAAAGCTGAATTAAAAGAAGGCTTTAAAAAACTAATCAAAAAAGTATTATCAGAAGAAGTAATCGATGTTGAAGACTACAACGGAGAAGATGAGTTTGATATGTACGGAGATGATGAAGCAGATGATATTCCACATCCAAGAGGATACGAAGACCAAGACGAAATCGACTACGATGATGAAAACTTCTCAGATCCTTTTATTGATGGAGATTTAGATGAAGCTACAGATACAGAAGCTGATAAAGCTATGGTTTTTAAGCTAATGCATATGTACGAAACTGAGCCTGCTAAATTCGAAAGATTACACAAGCAAGCACAAACTCAAGCATCTACTACTAAAGATATTAAATTTAAACATTTACTATCTTTAATTGATAGAGCAAAAGCAGGAGCTTTACAGAGTTTATCAAATCAAGATAAACGTCAAGCTGATAGCGAAGGAATGGATGAAATTGCAACCGATATT